CAGCCTTATAGTAGGAGAAAGGACTTTGGAGGACGAGGCACGCATACAAATGGAAGTAGACCAAATAATGAGGTTAGCAGACCCACCTATTGCACCAGCTCCAGCACCAGCACCAGCACCAGCTCCCGCACCTCCACCCATTAATGTTAACCCTCAGGTGAATATAGCACCAAGCCCTGCACCCAATGTAAATGTAAACCTCGACATTAAGCCAGCAGTACAAGCCCTCATTAATGCTTTCGAGAAGTATGAGGCTAAGCAACTACGAGGAGAAAATACAGCGCTTCCTTCGTCTATACAGGTAGCAGCGGAAAGGAGCCCTTCCGCGTTTAACGCTTTTACAGAATGGTTGACGGGAAAAGAGAAAAAGCACGAGGATTTCTTGTCCACGAGCGACTTGAGAGAAAAGCGCATTAATGCGCTTGACAGTCAAGGAAGAAACGACGGCGTTAACGATTATACCGACTACTTTAACAGGCTCACGGCAGTTCCGGATGACTACATATACGGGCTCAGTTCCTGGCAAGATCCTCCTCCTGCTCGAACAGAGGAAGAGGACTCAATGCCGGGTTTAGAAGAAGTCGATCAGCGTACAGCCACTCCACGTGCAGCCTCTCCTCCACGTGCAGCCTCGCCTAAACCTAATAGGAATGCTAGTGTGGGGGATTTGATGAATCAATTAACAGGAGGAAGTAATAATGAAATTACTAATAACTTTATAAATGACGCTATATATGGAAGAGTAAGCGTAAAACGAGTAGTGGCAAAAATCGAAGGATTGCCACAAGATCAGCGGCAAGCAGTAACACAGGATATAAAAAAAGCAGCAGATACGACCGAATCTATTGTATCTGATTTAGAAACAGACAGAGACAGAACGTCTACGTCAAACATAATAAGAAAGCAAGAAGAGTTTGATAGAAAAACTAGAGCTCCGCCACGAAACTTGTTTACGGCTCTCAGCAATAGATTCCCAGAGTACACATCTTTCATATCACAAATGTTGAGTAGAGGTATGGGAGAGGAATTCATTACAGATGAAATTCTCGAAGACTTAGAAAAGAGAAAGAGAAGCGGAACATATGGAGGAACACCCATTGCAGAGTCCGCAACGCAGGCAGTTGGCACGGACGAACAAAGAGAGTTTGCTGCAGAGCAAGAGAAAAGAAACAGAGCAGCTTTAACTGCAGCACCATCAGCAGACAATCAAGAACGTGACCCGAATTTAAGAACGCCGGCAAAGGAAAAATCAGTCACATTCGCCGAGGATGTGAGGAAACTAAGAAATAAAGAGGCGAAAGAGAAAAGAAAAACAAAGACACAGGAAACAATAGAATCAAGAAGGGGAGAAAAGGCTAAGGAAACGTTTGATGAGGCTAAGGAGGAACGGAAGGAACAGAAACTTGTAGACCGATATGAGGGACTTGAAAAAGCGCGAGGTGAGTACCTTTCGGCTCTAAGAACAGACCCATCTAACTCTCGGTATATGAGAACTTTAAACAAAATAGAGGACGAAATTTCAGAAATGAAGAAACAGGTCAGGGTATCCAGGACATTTGACGAAGTCTACGACAAAGTAGGGCCAGGCTCAATTACGAGCGGAGCAACCTCAGTGGAGTCTGAACTTACACCCGTAAAACGAAGGAATGTAACTGCTAGGGGTATCGGTTTAAACGACAAACATGACAAACTAAGACAAATACTGCATGCTCTCATCGATGTTTCTCTGTAATTAACCATATATTAACCATAAAAGGACGTATTTATAGTTAATTATTAAGGTACTTGCTTAGTAAAATCGATTTTACTAAGCAATATATGCCATTTTAGCTTAATTTACTGCTATTTATGAGTAAATTAAGCATATATATGTGTTTAAAAGTTACCTATATAGGTTATATCGATCCTCCCTTTGTACTGTCTTGTTGCTCCTAGGTCATAGTGCCCAACAAACACTGCGTAATCGCCCTCCCTGAGCTGACCAACAAAGTTCATTGACAGAGGGTACCTTGCTCCGTCTATGGCCTGGCCTGTGTTCAGTCCTATAATGTCCGCTGCGGGATCAAGGTCCAGACGCAAGTAAGTGTAGCTGTTCCCGTTACCTCCAATTGTTGACCCGTCCCATTCTCCTGTCATCTGCACATTGAAAGTATGTCCGTCTAATGCTCCTGGGATCCTTAGTAATATGTTTCCAGATGGTGAAGTTGCCATAAGGACATATGCAGCAATAGTAGAAGAAATGAGAGAGACAGGGTCAAGTTTGTTTGCTCCTGGTGCTGTTACATTCTCTCCGCACACGCATCCCGCACTCATTGACTGAGGACTTAAGTAGCCGTTTTTCCAGAATGGCATTATTCCACTACCAGATGCTGTCTGGGACGGTAAAGCAAATTCGCACTGTGCCTGCAGACCAGGAAAGTTTTGAGCATCTCCTGCAAAAATAGAGTTCTGTGCGTTTATATTTGACCCTCCGTCTATCTGTCCTCCAGTCTTTACAAAGTCGTTTACACTTACGCCTTGAATATTGAAGAGATTGAATGCACCGCCGTCTAAGTCTGCAGTCATTGGGTTTGTCACAAACCCTGCCAAGGAAGGAATAGATGCGTCGACGTATGCCTTTGTAGCAGCGTCTTGTGCTAGTGTTGGGTCAGATATATTATTAATCTGGAAAGTAGCACCATCTAGGTCAGATGTCATTGGATTGAAAACAAAACCAGTAGGAATAGATGCGTCCACGTACGCCTTAGTGGCTGCGTCCTGCGCAGCGGACGGGTCTGCCATGTTTTCTATTCTGTTAAGTGTCAACCTTACTCTGCCATCCTGGAAAATAGTCATCTTGTTGGCAAGAACTCCTCCATTTTCCCGACAGAGGAAATTAATATCACCTCCGTTTAGGAGTGTGTCGGAAGTTACAATCTGGGACATAACTGCTGCCTGAGTTGACCCGTAGAACTGTAGCTGAGGATCAGTAGTACCTCTTATCGTTATACTCTTCGCAACATCAAGCTTGTCTTGAGGAAGAGGTACTCCTACTCCAACTGATAGTGTAGACGTGTCGACAAAAAGAGGTCCATTCGTTGGGTCACCTATAGGTATCACTATGTTCAAAGCTGCCCCAACGAAACCAAGAGCACCGACGAGGTTAGCTGACTGTATGTCGTTGTTCTGCATCGATAATGAATTGAATACTCCTATAGGTGCAAACCCATTGTCTCTTATTTCGTTCGTGTATACTGCTGTTCCAGCGAAGACGTTGTTTCCGGCAGTAACGTCTCCACCTGCTGTAACAAAGTCCGTAGCGTTAAGGGAAAGAGAGTCAACACTACCTTGTATTACGTGGTTGCCTGTAAAGGTCTTAGTACCGTAGGGGTTTAAACTATAGAGCGGTGCACCTGCTAGAACAGTTATTGTTGCGTTAGGAACAACGGTAGCAGGCGATATAAACTCCCAAGAAGACCCGTAGCTTGCTCCTGTACCTTTATCGTCTTGGTTTTCGTATACTCTGAATTCCCATGTGGCAGAAGGTGCTGAGATTTGCATAGCTACAAAAGTCTCGGTAGTGCCGTTTATAGTAGCTACTGTGACAGCATCGAAGATAGGAGTGTCGCTTTCTGCCAAATTGACTTGCACGTCGACACTCGCTTTGTTCTCGTACGCAGTAACTGAGAATACTGTAGTCTGTTTGAAACCAGGGTCAAGGCAACGAGAGACAATAAGGCAATGAGCTTCTCCATTAGCCTTTGGGTCCATTTTGCAGACATAGTAGAGGTTGTTTCCTCCTGGAACAACAATGGGACCCTGATTGTAGTACTTCTGGGGGTCGCTGTTGTTAATAGTTTTGGTGTTTATCGTAGGAAGTGTTGCGGTGTTGTTAATGCTCAAGTTGTCTAAGTTAAAAATATCGAAAGTTCCTCCGTCTAAGTCTGATGTCATAGGGTTCTGTACTCCTCCTCCCGTACCTCCTCCTGTTGTAATAGATACTGCTCCTCCTCCTAAGTTAGTCAGTGTACCGTTCGTTACGTTAATGTCGCTTACGTTGTTGACTACTGTTGTACCGTCCTGAACAGTAAGACTGTACCCACCAGGATTCGCAGAGTTCTGGTACGTACCATCTCCCCAAATTACACCGTAAGGCAGGGTCTCTGTGCCTTGCGCAACTGGAAAGTCTAGAAGAGTTGCACTGACAGAACTACTAGGATAGTTCAGTGAATTGTAAATATCGAGCTCCTCGTATGGTTTTGCTTGGTTACTCATGTTCTATATACAAATAGAAAATAAATTAAAATTCCGTTGTTAAATCAAAGATATCTCCTTTAACTTCTTTGTTGGCTAAAGCATATGCCGACACAGTCCTCTCGAAAAAGTTGGCCTTAGAGTCTAAGCTAATTAGCTCCATGAAGTCAAATGGATTAGGTGTTAGGTAAACCTTCTCGTTGCCAAGTTGTAGCAACAGCCTATCTCCCACAAATTCTATATATTGCTTCATTTGCTTAGAGTTCATCCCTATTAGTCGACAAGGAAGTGATTCTGTTATGAACTCTTGTTCTATATGTACAGCACTTACGACTATTTCTTTTATAAGCGACTTACTGCACTTCTTCATCAACTTGGAGTGCAGAAGAACAGCGAACTCTGTGTGCAGAGCTTCGTCTCTAGATATGAACTCGTTACTCAGTGTCAGTCCAGGCATCAATCCTCTCTTTTTTAACCAAAATATAGCTGCGAAAGAACCGGAGAAGAATATACCCTCTACACAAGCAAAAGCTACGAGTCTTTCGGAGAATTCAGCACGGCTCCCCATATAATGCTCTGCCCAGGTTTGCTTTCGCTTAATCGACGGAGAGTATTTAACTGCATTAAAAAGTCTTTCTCTTTTTTCTCTTGGTGCCAACGTATCGATGAGAATCGAGTACATCTCGCTGTGTACAGCTTCCATACAATTCTGGACGGCGTAGAAGGATTTTGCTTCTGCCACTTGTACATCAGTTTGGAATCGTTCGCATAAATTCTGCATAACAATCCCATCGGACGCAGCAAAGAAGGCAAGCACGGATAAGATGAACTCCTTTTCTTGTTCATGTAAAGTATTCCAGTCGACGAGGTCCTTGTCCATTTGGACTTCTTCTGCTCTCCAGAAAGAGTCGAGTGAACGCTTGTATAGTGCGTAAATATCTTCGTACGCGATAGGAAAAAGAACGTAGCGGTCTGAGGTCGCATTCAATATTGGATCCATCTAAAATGTATCTATATATTCTGATGAGTGCAAGCTTTTATATCCTCTTTTCTTTTCTTCATCAGCTGGCATAACTACGTTTTTGTGATACTCTTCTCTACATATAGCAATAGCGTCATGTAGGCCTTTTGGGAATATGTAGTTTATCTCTGGCTTAATGTCCTCTGCAGCCATCTGTACAAAAAGGTTAGCTACGCCGTGTAAGTCCTCTATCTCCCTGTTTACTATTCCTTTCCTAATGCTCTTTTCTACTTTAAATTTATCGGGTTCTCCAGTTGATTCTACTCTGCAACTGTTGCAGAAGTCCCTCTTAAATAACATTAACTCGTTGCCTGCGAAGTGAACTGACTGATTTGATTTTAGGCTTTCTCTAACTGACTCCATATAATATACCTAAAGAAGTTTATTTTGGTTAATTCACCGAATTTATATATTTAGGAATTGTATAATGGACTCACCCACTTTCAAAAAGTACATACAAGAAAAAAGGCCTTCTTTGTCAAAGTCAAGCGTCAATACATATGGCAGTATACTACGTTCTCTTCACAGGCAGTTAAAAGGAACAGACGAAGTTGATCCTGCGTTTTATGACTCCGCTCAAGAAATCTTCGACCATTTAAAGGACATACCTCCATCAAAGAGAAAGACAGTGCTCAGCGCTCTTGTTATTGTCACAGATGGGGACGTACAGAAGAAGTACAGGGAGCTTATGATGGACGACATAGGAAGCCACAGGAAGGAAATAGAATTGCAGCAGAAAACTCCCCAACAAGAGGCTAACTGGGTGACGAGGGATGAGATAGACAAAAAATACAAGCAGTACGAAAAACAAGCATCTATCCTGCTTAAGAAGGGTGAACTAAACAGTAAGGAAATACAGCAGTACCAACAGTACATCATTTTAGCTCTTCTCAGCGGCAAGCACATCGTTCCAAGAAGAGCAAAGGATTATGTAGACATGAAAATAAGGGGACCTATAGACAAGGAAAAGGACAACTATATTGACACTAAGAACAAAAAGCTAGTATTTAACTCCTACAAAACAGCCAAGACGTACGGACAGCAGACTGTTCAGTTGCCAGTAAAACTAAAGAACATACTGAACAAGTGGGCTGCAATAAACCCTAGCGAATACTTACTCATCGACAGTAATATGCAGCCCCTTGGTGGTCCCGATCAGTCAGCGAATGGAGCTGTAAAACTCAATCAAAGATTAGGGAGAATATTTGATAAGAAGGCAGGAGTAAATATTATGAGGCACTCTTACCTGACAGATAAGTTCGGTGATACCATTCAAAGGAACAAACAGATTGAGTCAACAATGGCTCAAATGGGGTCATCACCAGCGATGCTTTCCACATATGTTAAGGATGACAGCGACTAAGTTATTAAATAAACATATACAAATACATCATCGATGGAGCTTGTCACCACTTGTATTATTTGCTGGAATGAAATGCAGTGCCTGAAGCCATGCGACTGTACTGGACGGATCTGTATGGCGTGTCTCTTAAGAATCTGCTCAGAAGACCTAGAAGAATGTATGAAATGCCCACAGTGTAGAAAGCCAATTAAAAAAGAAGACCTAGGTTTACCTTCATTCGACCCGGACTTCTCTAGGCTAATAACCACAGCACTAACTCAATCATCGATCTTTAGAATTGAAAGACCAAGGCCTTTCGTCCACGACATAGGCATAAGTGCAGAGTTTTTCCTTAATCCTTTCGCTGGGCTTACCCCATTGCCTATGCCTGAATTGCCTACAGAACAAGGAGAGGAAGATTCAACACAAGGCCGATTTGATAATTAGTTTTTAAATTTTAAAAATTTGAATTTTGAATTAAAATTTAAATAGGAAAAGGAATATTTTCTATCTTTGTGCGTCTCTTTGGTACTCTGTCTGTTTCCTCTATGATGCGCATTGCTGAGTCAACGGCACCCATATAATTTTCCATCATAGAAGGCTCTGTCAGATCACATACGTCACCATTCTTTTCCATTTCCTTGAGCTCTCTCTTTGTGTAGATTTCTCTACCTTCGTCAAGATCTCTCTCTTCTCTCATTCTTTTTTTTTCTCTCTTCTTTACTTCGTAGAGATCGTCTCTTACTTCAGACATTTTTGCCTTCATGAGCTCTCTGTAGGCTTCTGTTCTTTTGAAGAACTCTGTCATGTCCTCTTTGTAGTCCTTCTTTAGTTCTGTGAGATCATAGCCAATTCTGTCTACGTCTTCTCTGATGACACCTAGAGAACAGTCTTTGTCAATTTTCTCTAGTGTGTTCTTGTTGTCTGTAAGAAGGCCAAAAGCAACACAGAAACTTTGATAGGTGTGCAGAGTTAACTGGTTGTGGTCTCTCTCTATGTTTTCCACCTTAGAGGCAATCTTCTCTAGCACACCAATAATTCTCTCTTGGGTTCTTCCAAGGCCATTGATTTTCTCTGTTATAGCAAGGTCTCTGCAACGGAACATATTCTCTTGTTCTTTGAGTTGAGTCATAATGTACTCGGGGTTCTCTTTTGTCAAGTAGTTTGTCATTTTTGAAAAATAATACGACGGTCGTTATATGGGTTTGATAATGAACGACTGTCGTTTCCAGCGAAGAAAAGTTTTTTGTGTTTTTCTTCTTTTTTTTTTTAGTCGAGAGACTGCAAGGGGCCGGTACGACAAGTGCAAAGTAGGCAGAGAGACGGTAGGGGGGAGTGAAAGAGATACCAGGGGGAGAAGTGAAAAAAGCAGATGTCATACCGGCCCCTTGGTGTCTCTTCCAAAAAAAAAAAAAAAAAAAAAACACAAAAAAATTTTCTTCGCTGATTTCGAGACCTGCTCACAATCTAAACCCATCAGACGACGCTACTTTATTTTTAGCTTTTTTTAAAACACTACATTATGCCTCGCCACGTAAAAGACACTGCTACCTGTTGTAACAAGGTAGTGTACAGAAGTGCAGATGACAATAACGAAATACCCCGTTGTCAAGAGAGCGGTTTACCCGCAGAAGACTGCAAAGACGCGTGTCTCCAAGAAGACTATGATAGCGAAACCACGTACTACACAGAAGACGAAGACACAGAAGACGAAGACGATAAAGAAACCGTGCCAGATTGTGCAGGCAACGCCGGTACAAATACCGCAAGCTCCACTCCAAGCTTTACCAGTAATAATACCGGAACAAATCAAGCCAGTACTATTACCGAAGACAGACCAGCAGAAGACTCAACCCCCGACTTGGGAGTTCACACTCAACCTCAACATACCGTCACTCCGGGACCTTTTCCCCAAATTCAGCATGACATTCCCACCTTTCCCCACAGTCCGATTCGTAACGAACCTGAACATGGGCCAGAATTCCCAGAAACCGTACAATCGGATGCGCAATCGCGGAACCAATCCTTACCCATCGGGGAATTAGACGATTTAACCCCAGCAGTTCGCAGGCTTAACTTTGGATCTCCCACAGTAGAGGAGCAGCTTCTGGGAATTACAAGAAGACTTGCAACATTGGAAGCCGAGAATAATGCCCTGAGAAAAAAGGTTCGACGCTTAGAAAGTCCCGAGTTTACCGGGGATGGCTCAGAGGAAAATCCTATTATGTTTTTAGAATAAATACTTAACTGCAGTTTATTATTACACTTAAGTATTAACAAATACCTCCCTTGACCCTATTATATACATTGCATATGAATTGCATATCAATTGCATATACATTGCATATACATTGCATTACCGTGGTGTATAGGTAGAGGGGTTCCCTCCTAGTCTTATTCCTCTTCCAACACTTCCCACTACTCTCTTCTGTAGTTTCTCTGGTCCCTTGTACGTCCGGCATTGTCCCATTAGCCTCGCTCTCTTTGCGCATTCCTCTTTTCGTGCAGCATCTTGAGCTCTCGTCCTTATACTGCCACCAAGGGATGCTTTGTCCCTACCCATCTTGTGAAGAACCCCAGAGTCCGCTGCAATGGTGTTTTGAATGTTCTCAATCATCGATCTCTTTAAATTCGGAGTTCCGAAAGTGCGGGGGTTTATGACAGATGCATGAGAGCTAGCACTTGGGACTTCATATCGATGTCCGTTGTCGTTGTCACCTCTGTATCCTATTCCAGCCTGTACTGTTCTTGGTGCTAAGGCGTGATATCTTAGTGCATATTGCCTATGTATGTCATAAGCCTGTTGCTTCTGTATCTCTGCATTGGCAAAGGATGCTTGTGGAATCATTGTCGTTCTTCCAGCCATTGTTGTGTCTCCACTAATGTGTCGACTAATCGGTTGCTGAATATATGCCATCGATGTATATACCTTATGAACATTTTTTCTTTGCTAAAACGTTCTTATAAAACCTAGCTCTTCTTTGTGTAGTTACTGTGTACTTCTTAGGATTACGGAGAATTAAGTCGGCGAACTGACACAGGCTAATGTTCTTTTTGTTCTGAGAGTTGTACCTGTCAAGTTGATCAGTGAACTTTCCCCACTTTATATCGTCAAAGTCAATGTCGTCGTCGTCATCTCCTACACCTTTTCCAGCAACATCGATGCTTTGTGCCATATCTTTTACCTTCTCTGATATTTGTCCTCCCTTTGCACGCATACTCTTTATTTTCTTGATTCCGTCTAATACTCTCTGTACGTGGTGCCTAATACCACTGCCCTCGCTTTCTTTCTCTCTTTTCCTCTCAGCAAAGTACTTAGCTTGACTCTCAGTTAGCTTCTTCTTTATTCCCAGTTCAGGATAGAACCTCATTGGCTGTGTTGGCTGTGTATCGAACTCCTCAAGGTCCCCAATTGGTTGCTCTTCTTCTTCTTTTTTTTCTTCCTTTTTTGTAGTTTTTGTCTTTTTTACTTTTGGTCCACTTTTTGCTTTGAGTGCTGCTTTCATGGCTTTGAATGGGTCTCCTGTGCGTCCGCTACCTACTGCTTGACAACTCCCTGCCCTTTCCTCTAAAGCTCCGCCTTTTATTTTGAAGTTCTTCTTCAATGCAGCAGCTAAGTCTCCTTTCTTCATAGTTGAGAATCCTCTTAATCCTGGGTGGCCTTTTTTAGATTTTGCTAAATCCCTTAATGATTGCAAGTTAAGTTCTTCAATTTTCATTATATAAAACATAAACAGAAAATATTTACCATAGTAACTTATCTGCATAATATGAATTTGATCCCACTTTGTGTCTCGTCTTTTCATGCCTTGATTTGTATGCTTCTCTTCTTTTATCTGCTTCTTGCTTACCTGTTGTCTTTACAAGAGTAGCGTAGTCTGTATAGTCTTTGTGTCCAACGGACGCAATCTTCTTTCCTCCTTTGTGCACATCGATCTTCTTGTTTTTCTCAGTGGACGGTTTCACTGTAACTCCTAGCTTCTTTGCCTGTGTCATTGTGTGTTTCTTTATCTTATACCCAGCCCCCTTCACATTTTTCATGTAGCCAGTGCCATCTACGTCGTACATCTGCTTGTACATACCCTCAGGGATTCCTTCGTCACCGTCCCACACTACTCTTCCGTCTGATGAATTGTAAGTTCTACCTATTACTCTAGCGCTAGGTGGGAGGTGGTGTATGCTAGTTATCTCGTTGGGGTCGACCTGTTCTTCTTCTTCGTCTGTCTCTTCTTCTCTTTCCCTCTTTGGCGTTTTTCTTTTGTAATCGGGAGTTGTCCATGTCCTATTCTCGTCCCTCTTCCACCAAGTTTGATTTCTGTCGTTTTCGAAGTCTTCCTGCTCGCCTTTCATTGCTTCATACGCGTTTGAGTCGTATATGTCGTTGCTCCATGTGTGATACATTACTTTTCTATCACCTGCTTTAGTTCCTTCCTTAAAGCCTTCCGGTTTAATACCGTATACTGAATTAGAGTACTTACTTTCCTTCTCGAAGAGATCTGGGTTTCCGTCGTAGAAAGAGTTATTTGCAGAAAATAGGGATGCACTGGGGTCCTCTTCGTCAGAATCGATGTCCTTGTAGCACTCCCTTCTTAAGAGGGTCTCTACTATCGCCTTGAACAGTCTGGTTCCTGCGCCAGCGTAGTTGTTAAATGAGTCAGCACAAAAGAATTTTAAATTAAACTTGTGTTTGTTGAACTTGTGGTCTGCTCCATAGGAAGACGACTCTAGTCCTGCTTTTGCTATTACCTTTGGCACTTGCTTGTCGTAATTGCCGTAGATGTCGTGACAGTTCGTCTTTACGTTCTTGTCGACAAGGAAGAGTTGTATAGGCAAATAGTTTATTGGGTAATCACATTCCTCCTTGTCCCTTCCACCTTCCCTTACTCCGTAAATAGGCTCCCTATCAAGGCATGATAGCAGTTTACCATCTTCGAACCTACCTATCTCTAAGGACTCTATATCTACGCCACTCTCTTCCATATCTTCCATACATTTTGTTATACCGTCCTTTACGTATGTTGGTAAGTGAATGCTGTACGCATAAATGACTTTAAAGTCTACTTCCATTTTACTATACCATGTCATCAGATTTTTTAACTTGGTGTAGTACAAATGATGCTGATTTTGCTAACGTTGTGTATATGTCTTGTTGGTCTATTTGCACTAATGTATCGTCAGTATGTGTGGCCTGATGACTGGTAGGTAGTCTTGCAAGAAGGTCGTGCTTTAACTTTCCGTTCAATGGAGATGCTTCCTTTAGCTTCACGTAGTCGTTGTACTTCTTTACTAAATAATCTGACCCTTTATCAGGCCTTTCCTCTCTAGACAATCTAAGAGTCTTAAATATATCAACTCCTAAGTTGTAGAAGTCTTTTGACATCTTGTTCTCTAGATCCATGGATGCGTGGATATTTAAGTACAACTCAATAGCACTAAGTATAGAAATAAGACAACCAAGTACAAGTATGCCTGTTTCTGCTTGCCTCTCAGAAGCACCAAAGGGTCTAGAAGCTAAAGAGCTTGATAGAATCCCCATTGATATAGTAGGTATGCGGAACCATTTATGCCACGTAGACAAGTCGTGGTACTTTCTCCTATGTGCCTCCGCTAAACTAATAGAATTCTGTCGTATGCGCTCAAGTAGATCCTCTGTCTCGTCTGTCCAAGCCTGCTCCATTTGTAATTATATATGTACAGTTACAAATTATTCCGACACATCTAAGAAATCGTTTCCATTGAACGTTCCACTTGGTTTAATACTGAGGTCACCTGGTATAATAGTTAGGGGAGGGCAGTTCTGTGACATGGACAAAATTTCAACGTTTAAAACTGCTCTTATTCCATACTGACTACTATTACCTGCAGAGAATGGAGACTGAGACACGAATTGCCATTGTCGTTGGCCACTAGGACCAAAAGAGTTGAACATTGAACTGTAATTGTTCTGTATTTCTCCTTCGTTACTAACCAAACCTGTAGTGGTGTACAGACCCCGGGATTTCTCTGATACGCTCGCGCCTTCCTGTCCTGTCGTACCTGAGTAACCGCCTCCGTTCTGGAGGTATTTGCAAGTGCTCGTAGCGTTGTCGTATCCACACCAGCTTAAAGAACCCCACCTCATCGGGAAAACGTAAACTATAGCAGACGCACATCCGAAGTTGTTGTATCCCGTGTACGATGGGGTTGATATTGCCCTCCCGTTCCAAGAATTCGTAGCTGTTACGCGCATAACAAAGTAGGAGTCCTCATCGTTCGTGACTGCATTAGTATTATTAGGGTTAGTAAATGGCCAGCGTATCGCAGGTCCGTAAAGGGTAAGGGGCGCTGGCGTTCCGCCTTGAAAGTTTTCGGCAGTCCAACTAAAAGAATAGGGAGCAAAAGGAATGGTAGTGGGAACGTGAGATTGTACAAATGCCGTTGTAGCAATTTTCGTACTGTTATCCGTTGTTGCCTGTGTAGGTGCGGTAGGCGAACCAGTCAATGCAGGAGAAGCCAAAGGTGCGTATGTAGAAGCTGCATTAGCTATGGTTAAGTATGTACTTGCTGCGTTCGCTATTGTTTCGTACGTCGCAGCTGCATTCGCTATGGTCAAGTATGTGCTAGCAGCGTTTGCTATAGTCTCGTAAGTTGAAGCAGCCGATGCAATAGTAAGGAAACTTGATAGTTGATTTGTTAAGTACTGCAAATTGACAGCTCCTCCTGCCGTTGTAGGGTCAGCCATGTCAAATATTTGGTTTCCACCTGCGTCAAGATCGGCCGATAGAGGGTTTGTGAGACTATTCGACTGGAAATATCCTAGTGTTACTGCGTCGGTAGATGATGATGGGGTGGCCAGGTTTGTCACAGTGTAGCCTCCTGCATTAAGGTTTCCAACTAGTGGGTTTGTTACGACTGATCCACTTCCTCCCGTTGCAGAGTTTAAGTAAGTACCATCACCAAGGATAATTCCATTCGGAAAAGTCTCAGTGCCTTGGGCAACACTAAAGTTCAATTTATCTGATCCTGCATCTCCTGGATAATTAACCGGATTAAACACATTTAGGGCTTCGTACGGTTTAGGCTGTTGCGACATCTTATACATTATGAAGAGAATTTTCTTGATGTCGATTGCTGCGTAACATTACTTCTTCTCACCAGCCCAGAAGAACTGGATGGTTGTTGTTGCATATTTGACTGTCTTATAACGTAAGCGTTTGTATTAAATCCAGAAACATTAGAGTACAGTGGCCTTGTAGCTGGTAAAGAGTAAAGTCTTTGTTCTCCTGGAGGAGTGTTCTTGAAAACCATTGTGTATAATTTATCAAGATAAAATATTTAGTCTAAATATAGCAATGGACGACGAACTATACAATCGACTTATGAAAGAAATAGAGCTGGAAGAGACTGGTAAAAAGACCAAGGAAAAGCCGAAGAAGAAGGAAAGTGCATCTAAGGCAGTAGTGAGGAACATGTACGAAAAGATACCAAAGAAGATGCTAGACGAAGCTGTGAATCCTCACTTCAACTCTCATAAGCTAAAGATACCATTCAGAATGTGCGTGGTTGCCCCGTCTGGCTCAGGCAAAACTAATTTTATCATTAATTTACTATCGATGTTTAGCGCAGCACCTGGCACTTTCCACACTATCTGCGTCGTTACTCGAAACAAAAACGAACCACTATACAACTGGCTGCAGTCGCTTCATGACGACATTAAAATAGTAGAGGGATTAGAAAATACACCCGTCTTAGACAAGATGGACAAGGACCTTAACCACATAGTTTGCTTTGACGATTTAGTACTAGCGAAGAACCAAGAAAGAATTTGCAATTACTATATCCGTTGCCGTAAACTTAATTGCTCAGTTGCTTACCTGAGTCAGAGCTACTTCGGTATCCCTAAAATAGTAAGACAGAATTGTAGCTACTTAGTTCTACTAAAATTAGGAGGCAGTAACAGAGAAGTAAACATGATTCTAAGCGAAGCAGGGTTGGGTGTAACTAAGGACGGTTTACTTAAACTTTACGACGAAGCAATTACAAACGCTCCTAAGTTCTCTATTCTACTAGTTGACTTTGAAGCGGGACCAGAAGAAAGATTTAGGAAGGGATTTACAGAGCTTCTGACTCCACCGTCTGATTAGGAATGCCGGAACGAATTAGCTTAGGAGATGACTTCTTGATAGCAACAAAAAGTTCCAAGTTCGTCATGTTTTTTACAGCTGTGTCTCCTACACTGTAATCTACCTTGTTCTGGTCGCACCACAACTGCACTAGCTTTTCTCTTTCTGTGAAAGCATTATGAGGGCACTTTCCCTGTACTGTAACGTCGCTCATTTTCCTCAGTATAGCACTGTCAGCTTCGTCCCACGTTTCGTTCTTTTCTTTCAGTACGTACTTGAACTTCCAACTCTTATCCTCTGGTTTGTACGCTAAGTAGACTCTATTGTGCCGCTCCATTACAAACGACTCATCGTCGCTAGCTCCTGAGTCCCTCTTTCTCTTTTTCCTTTTTCTTTGTTCACTGTACTCTTCGTTGTGTATTGCGCTTGACACAGTGCAGCCAATAGAACTATTCTCTGTCAATTCATCTTCGTCTCTCGGTGTTTTCTTGCCCCACTCCTCCATGAGATTTGCGCAATTTGGAGAAGGTAGTTCGTCGTGCTTCTTTAGGTACCAATGAGCCATATTTATGTGGTGCTTCATCATAGAAATATTATCAACTTCATCATGGTCTGTTTGCGTTTCTGCGTCGCAGCACGAACGCCTCTGAAGGGCCTGTTGTAAAACGAGAATAGCAGACTGTACGTGCTCTATGGTTTTGATTGTGAACGACTGTCGTTTTCTCCGGAACGACGTTCGTTCTTTTTTTTTTATGAGAGAGAGACATGGGGGTACCGGTATGACATCTGCAAATTTTCACTTCTCCCCCTTTCTCTCTCTTTCTTTTTCGTACCATAAAAGTTATGTTACGAAATTTTTCTGAAAAAGAGACTCTTTCATTATCGTACCCATGGCGCAATGTTGGTGGCACTATGTCTTCTATTCGGGCTCGTACTTGGGCTTATGGCTTGTTTCTACTTCCTTATGCTCTTGGAAAGGAACAGGATGCCAAGAGCAAGAAGGGTTCGGTGCGACAAGGGAATTAGAAGAGGTCCAAATATTCGTTCAAGAATCTGGCCGGAATTACCAGAATGAGTACCCATTTTACGAGCAGGCAGGGTTAACCTTTTAGTGTCCTAGGGCAGCTAGTTCTAGAAGAATATCGTGCGCTTGACTTTTCTTTACTTTCTTTGACTTAACCATCTTAATAAGTTGGTTTTTGAAATCTTTTACAATTTTTGGGTTGTCGTTTCCTGCTCCTATCTGTCCCCTTAGTACTTCAAACTCGTGCATTTCCTTTTGCTCTTCTGTTTTCTTTTTTGTAGGCATATCGCTAAGGTCCTCTAAACCAGTAGCTATACCAACACCTGCCAAGTACTCTTTCTCTTCGTCGTTGAGGAGAAGTACGTCCTTCGGCTTTGGTCTCTTTCCTACTACTATGGACTTCAAAACATTTGCTACATTTCCTCCAATAGCTTGACGAGGTACTTTCCTCTGTTTGTTTCCTCCATTAGTGAAAAGGGATAAGTGACTGTTCTTTAAATCATTTAGGTCTAAGCTGTACTTTCCGAAGGGTGCAAGAGGCTTCTTTGGTGCCGACTTCTTCTTTGGTGCTGTCATTCCCGAGCCTCTTATTGACCTTTGATACTTCATTTCGACGGAAGGCTGTACGCTGTTTCTCCCTATTAGCCTACCTCCTTTTACACCAAATCCAAGCAAGTCTAAGTTATACCCGTCCTGGAAAGGATCGTGATCAGCTGTCGGATCCTGGTAGTCACTTTGGTGGGCATCCTTTGTCTCCCTTGCTGGGTCGGTGGCTACCTTAGTAGGATCTACTTGTTGGTTCTGCGTAGGAAGAGTATCCTCCTGTGGTTCGTCGCCAGCGTCAGCAATAAGGGGGTTTTTATAGGACGGAACATGACCTTTCGCTTCTCTTAGTACGTCGCTTACAACTTGCCTAAAGAACTCAGGAGTAACTTTCTTTCCATTCCTTGACATTGACTTCAACATGCTGTTGATAGCATCTGAAGCTGTATAAATAAACTGCTGCTCAGGAAGGCTCAATGGCTGTACAGCAGCTGTGGAGTTCTGAACAGTTTCTCTGTACTTAACTGCGTTAACAGCCTTAAGAGTAGTGAGTGGAATTCCGTTTGTTAGCGTAGCTGATTCGTTTATAGCGTCCGCTGCAGACTCTCCTGTTGCTAAGTAAGTCTCTACTGCGTTAAGGTTGTACGCTTCGTTTGCTATTTCTTTTCCTAAGTTTTGAAGGTACCTGTCTCTGTACTGTCCTCTCGTGAGGTGAGGTGTGAGTGCTTCCGACATTATTATATAGATCCGCTAGATAATAAAGTTTGGATAACTGTACACATTGGTGTACTTTTCTCCCTTCGTTTTCCCTTAAATCACCCTTACTTATTATATACAGTAATATAGGATAATATATAGCTATATACTCTATTATAGTAACAGTGAAAAATAGATAAGAAAATATAAATATTAATGTATATAGAGTAAATACTATGTTGGATGTCCTAATTTAGGGGGTCCAACATGGTAGTCTCTCTATAGAGAACCAAGGTAACCTTTTATTTCCCCCACTTTTCACTCGCTCGAAGCCCTTACTGTCTCTTACCGGAGCGACCCCATCTCCCTTACTGAAATAGAGCTGTGTTTCGATTCCACCGGCCTCGCTCCTTTCCTCACCTCGCCATAATCGTACCCAATTGTTAAACAGAAGTTTAGAAAATATACAGTAAAAGAATAAGATGGACGGACTAACTTTACTACCTATTGATAAGTCAACTTTCCTTACTAGGAGCGCTGTTGTCGAGCATGTAGAGCCGAGAAAGATTGATGCTCTCCTGGCCAGTGATAACCTCCTCTTAGAATGGAGCAACAGAGATTGCTGGTTTGTAGACACTCTGAAGAGAGCGTTTCAAAACGAAAAGAAACAAGTGTCTCTGTACTCTGGTGCGTACCAGACAAAGTGCGACGGAGTAGTCGTAGCGTACATTCCTACCAAGCATGGGTATGGTAGAACTGTGATAAAAGGAAGTCTTGGATTCAGCTGCTTGAGAAGGCCAGTTAGGCATACAGTAGCTGACCTCCACTACGACTTCGACATTGTCAACTGCCAGCCTTCTCTTCTCTTGCACATTCTGGAGAAGTGCGACGCTACAGTACCAGGACCACTCAGAGCGTACGTAAATGGCAGAGCTGGAATAATCAGCATGCATATGGAGGCTTGGGGCATCAAACAAGAAGACAAGTGGCTAGTCAAGCAGCTCTTTATTCGCCTGTTCTTCATGGGCTCGTATGATCAGTACAGAAAGGACATGAAGGAATACGGGTATAATCTTCCCATGCTTCCAACGTCTTTCGTTTCCAGTCTCCAGGCAGGTCTCTTCGATGTAGCGAAAGTACTGAAGTCTTACAATCCAACTCTCTTTAAAGTCGCTCAAAACAAAAGAAAAGAAAACAATGACAATAGCGATAACCATGCTCTGAAGACATTTATGGCTCTGTATTTACAGAGTATTGAAAGAACAACTGTTGAGTTTGTAATGGAGAGCATCTTCAATACTACGGACCTTATGAAAAGAAAGGAGTACCCAGGCTACGTTTACACTAGCTATGAGTACGATGGATTCAAGCTGTTGAAGGATAACGTCGACAAATACCCCGGAGGTAAAGAAGAAGTTTGTAGGCTACTTGACCTTCTTACGTTAGAGGTCGGGTTTCCACTGAAGTGGAGTGTAAAAGAAATGGACGAGGGATACGACCTCTCTGAAGTAGACCTACCTGACGCAAGTATGAAAGACTTAATAAGTGAAATGAGAATGTGCTGCGTATCGCACAGAATGTTTGCAGAGGTAGTGAAAGCGAGATACTCTGACAGCAAGTACTTATTCGAAGTAAGAGATAAACAATGGTACACCTACGACACTAACAGAGACGCATGGGAATCGTCTGACTTCTTTCTTCTTAGGGATATGTCTAAGATTGTTGATTCTCTGTATAACTACCCAGCATTCATGAAGGACGAAAAGTACAAGAAGCAGTTCGAAGACTTTCTAGGAAAAAGCGGTAGCAGCGGTTGGATGTCAGGAGTACAGAAAATGTCACAAACAGTAATGTACTGCAACGAGGTCGACTTCGACGAGGATACAGACCTGCTCAACTTCAACAACGGAGTGTATGACATAAGGACATCTACTTTCAGAAAAAGAACAATGAAAGACTTTGTTACACTTTCCACTGGGTACGACTACTCTGAGATGAATGGAGACGATGCAAAGTTTAAAGAGGACGTTCTGGTAGTCTTAAGGCAAATTCACCCTGTTGAGGAAGACTTGAAGCTGAACCTAATGATAATGGCATCAGGGCTTAGTGGCAGGTGCTTGGAGAAGTTTTTCGTTTTCAACGGTACAGGAAGGAATGGAAAGTCCCTTTTGAACTCTGCTATGAAGATTATCCTCGGTGACTACTACGCTACAGCAAACACAGCCATACTTACAGAAGATATGAGAAAGAAATGCTCTGCTGATGCAAACTCTGCTCTGTCATCTTTGAGCAAAGTAAGATTGGCTGTATTCAGAGAACCTCCTAAGAACTTGCCTATACAGAATTCTGTTGTGAAAGACTTGAGTGGTGGAGGAGATATAGTGGCGAGGGAGCTCTTCAAAAAGCAGAAACCTCTGAGGATAGACTTTACTATGGTCCTGGAGACAAACAGTAAGCCTCCATTTGCGGAGCAGACAGGAGATGCAGAGGCAGAAAGAGTTGTCGACTATCACTTTCAGTCTCACTTTACTGCAGATGCAAAGAAGCTGGCAAAAGCGAAGGAAGAAAACAAGCACGTTTACCCACTCAGGACAGAGTTGAAGGAAAAGAAGTGGTGGGTAGAGAGGAGAACAGCTTTCCTGCACATACTCCTGTCTGCACTGAAGGAACTGAAGGACGCTGACTACAACATTGCACTGTTTGTACCTGAGCACGTAAAGCAGAGATCAAAGAACTACTGCGAGTCTAGTGTTCTTGTTGTTTCTCTGTTCCACGAACTCTTTTCTATACCAGAGGAAGAAGCAGAATCGCCGTACGATGGATGGGACAAAGACACTACTATATCGAATGCCGTACAGTATATCAGATCATCTGAGAACTTTACTTCTCTACCAGGAAGTGTAAGATACTCCCGAGACGCTCAGCCGATGGCAATGAGACAGAAGCTAGAGATGCACGTAGAGGAACGCCTTGAGGCACTGTACGAAAGTCATAAGCAGAAGTTTATTAAAAGCTTTAGAAAGAAGTTCGAAAACGCTGTAGACTCAGCCAGTGAATATGACCTTGTTTCAAACGAGGAGAGTGATGATACTGACGTTCTTTAAATATTAAAAAAATATCTTAGAGAACTATATACAATGAGAAATTTCATTAGTCCTTACAATCCTTCTCAAACTGCTCCGTCTATTAACAGGCTTCACACCATAATAGACATAGACAAAGGAAGAATACCAGACAACCCGAGACTGCAAGGTGGAAGAACACCAGAGGACACCTACGCTACAAACCCCTTTTACTTCGGTGCATCAAATGTAAGAAGATACAGGAGCGTAAAGGGAGGAAGACTATCGCACTTAAAGAAAGCAATGAGACTAGGAGCACAGCCATCAGCGAAAGGAAGAGGGTCGTGTCCTAGGACCTGCGGATGTAACGGTGGTGGTATTTTTGCGTAAATATTTTCTTTAATCTAGATATAGGATGCACACAATTACTTTGACAAGAAATAATGTTACGGGGACGGACAACAACAGGTTTGTTTACAATATCCCCGGTTCTAAGTCTTTAGAAGGTGCTGAGATTGCTTTAGTAGATTTGTACATGTACTACAGTTGGCAAAACATCAACGCCAATCCTCTCGCTAACAACACCCTTAGCATAATATGGCCAGCTATGACAGAAATAGCAGGCATAGCGACGACTCCTCAAACAAAAATAGACGTAATAATTCCGGACGGATTGTACGAAGTATCAGATATTAACAGCTACTTACAGCAGTTCTGCATCGACAACAACTACTACTTAATAAACTCGACAACGTCTGAATATGTATATTTTATACAACTTCAGATAAACCCTACTAGGTATGCAGTACAGGCAAATTCATTTACTATTCCAGACGGTATTATTCCTGCTGGATACTCTCAGCCTCCTGGAGGATTTGCGAATAGTGTCTATACGCCAATAGGTGCCGCAGGTGGTGTCTCTGTACTAGGCACATTTTCTGCTCCAGGGTGGTACTTTCCAGCAAACTTTAGCGCATGGGCAGGATTTGAGAGCAACACTTTTCTTCCAGGTCCTGGTCAGTCTGTATTCACTACAACGGAAGCATTCCCTTTAGGCAACGCCTCAACTTTATCAACTATTGCTCCAAACGTACAACCGAATAATGTTATTTTCTTGAATTGCAACCTTATTTCGAATGCTTACACAAACCCACAGACGTTTCTGTACCCCGTACCAGCGAAAGTTGGTATTGGTGAGTTGATAACTATAGATGCTCCGGAATACGCTTGGAACAAGCTCATGCCAGGCCAGGCAGCTCAGCTCATTCTTACTTTTACTGATGTAGCTGGACAACCAGTTCTACTGCAGGATCCAAATACAGTCATTACATTAATTATACGAGACAATGAGGACAAGCATCCTAACATAGGCAACACCACTACGAGAGGCCAACCGTCCAGTATGGAGATGCAGAGATACTCACATAATCCTATGAACAACCAATCTGACACAAACCACCACAACTTGCATAGAAAGATTGGCAAGTAAAGTATTTAGAGAAATCTCAAGAAAAAGAATAAATGGACAGATTAAACGAAAGCAAACTAACGCAGTACATATCAGATGTAACAAGTGAACAAAAAAAGCTCTTTGATGAGCTCAGAGACGCAAAGACGACAGACGAAGAGAAGCCTATAAAGGCAAAACTGAACGAAGTCAATGCAATGGTACAGAAATTCTATAACTTTAGGACAATATTAAGAAAAGAGAAAGAAAAGGAAGTTTAAAATATTGTTGCATATTATAATGCCACAATATTTCTATAGACCATTAGCAGTTGGATCGGCAACACTTATACACAACGACAGCAAGCTTAAATCTGGTAACGCACAGGTGCACACTGGCGGAGGATTTGCAGTCCCAGAAAAAGTAGCAGAAAAGGTGGGAGACGCTTTAGGCCTAAGTGGAAGACTGCAGGACAAAATAGGTAAGCTGAAGTTAGACGATAAAGCAGGAAAGAAGAAAAAGCTCAAGGAGAACAAACCAATAGTCTTTTCCATTTAGTCGTTCACAGGATTTTATTTTCTGTTTACTGGATATACTAAGATGAGCGGAGATTCCATGATTTTTGACATGTCGCAAATGACCGAAGGCAGCCCCTCTGTTTTCGTAAAGAGGGACTGGCTGAACATCCAGGACCAACAGAACGGTAACTATGGGGGTAATCAATTGGTTATTGATACTTCTCAACTCGCAAACAGTAACAAATACATGGCCTACCGTGAGGCGTATTTGTCAATTCCTCTTGTTTTAGCAGCATCATGTCCTATTACAACAGTAACGGGTATAGCGACCATCACATTAGCTGTTGGCAGTGCAGTAACCGGGTCAGATATCATTGAGTTGCCTAATGCACTTGCCCAATGCTACCTTGGATGCCTTATTGGTGACAAATCAGGTTCAACTGGCACGGCAATTTTTGGTACGACCGTAACGCGAAAAATCCTTTCAATTTCACTTGACGGGAAAACAATCCGCATTGACGGAGTAGCCGAAGCTGACTCTGACGGTACCACTGAATTATCAATTGCTGCTGATCAAGATGCCGGTTCCACCTTCATGAAGGACCTTCAAGGTTCATCTGTTGACGGTACTCCAGGCGGTGTTGCTCAAACTTTTACGCTAGGCCTAAAATCGTGGTTCGGTAACTTAATTCACTCAATGACTCTTGACTACGCAGGTACTACTGTTATCCAACAAACTCCTTGGCAGTCAATGTGGACAACTTTCGGCCTCATGACTACTTTAGGACTTTCTGACTTAGAGTTAAATGCCTCAACCATTGGGTTTTACCCTGACGTAGCAAACTCATGGTCATTCCAAGGTGCTGCTAGTGCTTCTGGTGAAGGAACATGTAACAACGTTAATGCAGGTATGCTCTTTTCTCAGGCTGACCCGTCGACTGGTGCAAAGTCAGGAAACAGCGGAATGATCCAGAGACAAACAAAGACGTGGATTCACCCTGCAACCATTGCGGGAGGACAGGCTTCTTCTGGACAGGCTAAGCAGTACAAAGACCTTCTTTCTATCAATTCTATGGACCAACTGTACAGATCGCGTGTGCACTCAACATACCGATCTGCTACAGATGCATCTATTGTGTACCAAATTCAAGCACAAATTATGCTCAAGCACCTTCATCCTTTCTTTAGTCAAGTTCCACTTCTTAAGGGTGTCTTCTTCCGTTTGACTCTTAATCTTAACCAGCCTGAATTTGTTCTCTCAAGAAGTACAGCTAACGCTGTCAGTATTTCTACTATTATCAGTCCTCTTGGCGGTATTGTGCCAGTAATCGTCGGAAGCAGTGTAGACAACAGTTCTTCTTCTCTTCTCACCATCCCAACTAATCAAACGTCGTTCCAGGACAAGGTTGCTTTACTACCAGCAGGAAAGTATGGATTTAATCAACAACCAACCACAGCTCAAACCATGCGTGTAACACTGAACGTAGGTAACTCTATTATCAGCCAGACTCAGCAGAACGCAATTGGTGCCGTCACAACAAACCTTAACAGGTCATGCTTTCTTTACGTTCCCTCCTTTACGTTCAACCCCAGTTTCGAAGAAGCGTACTTGTCTAGACCTACTAAAAATATTGTGTACACTGACATCTACCAATTCACCACAACGGAAGTAGGACCATCAGGACAGTTCAACTTCCTTCTTACTAACGGTATCAGTAACGTCAAATCTGTACTAATCTTGCCATTCTTTAAGCAAATTAAAACAGACAACGAGTTAGGTGCTGTAGGTAGCGTAACTTACCCTGTTTACCAGTCACCTTTTGACCCTGCTGGAACTGGTCCAGTTAGTCCAATGGTTTCATTGAGAAACTTCAACGTTGTTGTTGCCGGTCAGAACATGATCTACAACACACAACAGTATAACTTCGAGCAGTTCTTGAACCAGTTGGTTGGAGTAAACTCAGTAAACGCAAATCTTACAGACGGTCTTACCAGTGGTTTAATCGACTTTATGGCTTGGCAACAATCTTACGGATACTACTATGTCAACTGCGCGAGGATGCTCCCGATTGACGAGGCAGTCCCCAAGTCCATCAGTATCCAAGGTACTAACTCCTCCGCCGGAACCATCCAATTTTTGACCTTCATAGAATATGGGGTCCAAGTATCCGTTGACGTACTAACAGGCGCAAGAGTGTAAATTTCCCCTAGTTACTTAATATTTTAAAAATTACTAATAAAATTTACTAATTTTCATTTCAGGAGCGTTAAGGACTGCAGGTATACGAACACATACTCTACAGTAAGACTCGGCGGTTATTCCTCCTAGGCAGCTGCTACAGTAAGCAAGTGGACATGTTGGACAGTATGACATACCCTCACACGCCATTAGACCGCACTGTTGGCAAGTGTGCCATGGGCAAATACACTCATCTACGAAGTAGTCAGATGACAAGCTATCGCTTTGTACGAAAGACCTGACTTTCTCTATTGATGCTATAGTGTTGTTCTCCATAAACTTGTAATATTCTTCCTTTATCAGAGGGAACTTTTTACAGCAGTGAAAAAAGTCCCAACACTTTCTGTGGTAAACTTTAGGGCACCCAGAAACACCGCATACTTTTGGTATATCCCCCTCTTCAATATCGAATTCCTCTTTGCATACGAAGCACCTGTCCTCAAGGGAGGGACTTCTACCACCGTCGTCACGAGAGAATCTATTCCAGTAATCGTACCAAACGCTCCTACTGTACTTTTCTTCGTTCTCTACTCCGTTGCCGAATTGTGTGTCAAGGAAAATAGCTGCTCTCTCTCTCTGGTCTTTTGAGAATGGAGGAGTGTAGTTTTTAACAGGAACGTAAGTCTTTCTTCTTTCCCTTTTCTTCTTTTGAACTATAGGCTCAGGTTGGTACCTCGGAGGAGGTTTCCTCGTTCTTGCTGCTAAGTCCATGAGTCTTGTTTCCGACGTATACGGATCCATGGGGTTCGATAGTGATCGACTGCAGTTTCCAGCGAGAAAACGACTGTCGTTTTTTTCTACAAAGAGACGACTAGGGGACATCCGGTACGACATGTGATTTATTTTCACTTCTACCCCTTGCTGTCTCTTTTTCTATAATATTTTTTTCTTCGCTGAAAATCTGAGTCTCACACAATCGAACCCATCAAATGGCAGATTTTTTTTACAACGAAAGATTCAACAAAATGGCAGACTACTACTTGAACGAAATCAGGCAAAAGAACGACGCTGTAAAGGGAGGATTCAAACAAATGGTGAAAGATCAGGCAACTCAGGAAATCGCTGATAATTTCCACCTGACATACCAAGAAGCAGAAGACGCTTTAGTTGTCATACACTCTAAGCAGTCAAAACTAGCAAATCTTCGCTTTCCTATTACGACAGCAGGTCTAAGGAAGTTGGCATACACAAGGACAGGAGCATTGGACTGCGTTGGCGAGAGAGTCATTCAGTGTGTCGATCCTCCCTTTTACTTCGTTGATTGGGTGTTTCAAAAGATGAACCTCCATTCTCCTTTTGTTGAGTTCGGCGTGATAAGAGAGAACCATAAGTGGAGAAGGTGCGAGTCGACAGGTATGTGGTTCTTCGACAAGAAACCACCTCTGACGTGCGACATAGAACTATGCACATCATGCCAGCCCTTCTTTCCTGTGTACGAAACAATAAAAGAAGTTGAATTGAAGTTCTTTTATTGGGACAAGAAAGTAAAAAGTTACGACTGCTACACTAGGTACTATGCAAAGTTCTACGAAATCGCAAAAAAGAAGGCAATAGTACTTGACTTCGACAGTCCAGAACTGAAGTACATGTACTCTATGAGGGTGTTTCGCCTAATGGTCGCGAAGAGATACGCTACTGGTGATTTGCACTTCCGCTATTGTATTGCAGAAAGTTACGTAAAGGATTATCTCGATGCACACCATAGGATGCTTGATCAGCTCGCCGACTTGCCGATAAACCAGTCAACACAGATTGTGAATACTTGCTTGAATGATACAATAGTGATGGCGACGGAGGAGGAAGTGGCGAGGTGGATCAAGGATTACTTAAACAACCACCGTTATCTGCCTGATCTTGAAGGTTCTCTTGACTTCTCAGGTATTGCTTTCGATGCTCTGCCAATTAGGATCAAACTGTTGAAGGACACTTGCAGTTTGTCTGCTCCATGGCTGCTGAGAAATCACGTTGAGGCGCACGGTGACAATCCTGACAGTCTACGATTCTGTAGTTCCGTCGAAGTACACAGAGATATTCCCGTAGGTAGCCGCGTTTCAAGAATCAGGCTATTGGAGTACTTTCAAGATACAGTAAAGAAGAACTCTCTTGCTCTGGAGGAGCACAAAGGAGAGCACATCTACGTCTTTACTAAAGTGGACTGGTATTTGCCGATACCAGCTTTTGTAAAGATAGAGTCTGCTGCACAACTAGAGGAAGTATGGGAAGACGGAGAAGAAGAAGATGGTTGCTACATCAGACTACTGCACGACTTCAGCAAAAAGAGCCTTATAAATGGAGAGGAAGTAATCCATCACAAGAAAGGAGATGAAATCTACGTCAACTTGGAGCAAATGGACAACCACGATGACTATCCTTGGGAGATCTTCAACAGCGACAGAGAAATAGACGTTTACCTCTTCAGGGTAGAAGTTGGAGAGATGCTTCGCACATCCAGAAACCAAAAGTCTGACACAGTTCCAGAGGGCATGATCAGAGTGGAAATATGGAAGGAATTTGGAGCTTGGCACGGGCAGTACATGGATTTGCCTATTGCGAAGGAAATATTTGAAACTCCATGGGAGGAACTCGTTCATACTTCTCCTTGTGACTATAAGTGGTAGATTTATTTGTGTTCATTTTCTTCTCCTGTTTCTATTTCTTCATTGTCTATTGTTCCTATTAATTCCTTTGGTAAAGGGACTTCCTTTGGATTGTCTTTACTTAAGAAAAAGTGTTTTAAAATCCATTCGTTTTTGTGATAGTCTAGAGAGTGATTTAAATCTTCGAAAGGAGAAAGGAATTCCTCCGTATCATTCTTAAGAGAAGAAGTGGCAAATCTCTTGTCGTTTATAAAGTGTGCCCATGCTAACTGGTACCACCCACACGCTTCATTTACTAAGCTCTGTACGTCTTTAGTTGGATGCCAAGGTGACAGACCGAAATTCTCCTTGATGAGCTTCGATATAATTTTTGGAGGTCCTTTGCCATAGCTGTCAAAGTACACGCAGCCTTTGTGTCCGTTGTTAGTGGTTCTGCATTGGAATCCTACCCAGTGGGAGCCTTGGTTTCTTTCTCCATCGTCTCCTTCACCATCTTCTAAATTCACCATGTAGTACTTATTGGCTTTTATTTTCTTAGGAAGCAAGTCCTTAAAACCGCAGAACTCTAAGGGAATTCCCATTTTAGGTGCCAGTTTTTCTACTTGAGAGTTTGTCAACATTATATTATGTCTAAATATAATATTGCTCTTTATTTAATTTATGCGTAAATACCACTTCCTTCCATTCTTTCAGCTAGCTCTGGAGGAAATTCAGTGTGGAAGAAGAAGTTGCTAGAGTCTGCCTGGCTTCTCAATGCAGGATTTCTCATGCATAGAAGGTTGCCTCCTGCACCTACATTAGTAATCGATGTCAAGTCGGCAGAGGATCCGATGGCACCACCAGCTACGAAGCCTCTCCCTCCTGGCTTTCTCATTCTTTCTACAAGGTCAATAGCTTGTCTTACTCTAGACTCACCTCTTTTTCTTGGTCTGTTTTCTCCTATGTCTTCAATGAGATCTACAACCTTTCTCTTAACACTACTACCAGCTACGAATCCATTTCCTGTCGGCCTGGGTTTACCCACAGCTCTTCTTGCTCGCTGTCCTGGTTTACTAGTTCGAGGACGGTACATACTAGCACCTGGGTCCATAGCAGGAGTCCCATCGTCACTGTCACTGTCACTGGAATCGCCGCTTGCACCAGACGGACCAAGGCCTTTGCGAACGTTCTTAAATGCTTTTGACAACGCGTCTTCTACTTTGCCCCTTCCAGATGCGTACAAACCCTCACCGCCCGCTGCGGCAGCGTCCAAAGCCATGTTTGCAGCTTTGAAAGCAAGGTCTTGCACCTTTTTGTTGCTCGCAATGTGCTTGATCGCGTGTCCGATGTGCTTCATCTTAAGTTTACCGCCTGAAGTAAGACCTTCTCCTGAAGCAGCAGCTGCTTCCATACCCATCTGAGCTGCCTTAAATGCAAGATCCTGGACGTGTTTGTTGCTTGCAATGTGCTTGATTGCGTGGCCGATGTGCTTCATTTTGAGCTTACCTCCTGAAGCATATAAGCCCTCTCCTCCCGCCATGGCTGCATCCATCGCCATCTTCGCTCCTTTCAAAGCTATGTCCTGTACGTGCTTGTTGGATACTACGTTCTTAAATGCTTTTCCGACTTTCTTCATTTTTATTTTGCCTCCTTGTCCCTCTAGCATTGATGAGACTGGAACACGGGCACCAGTGTGCTGCATAGGCCCGTGAAAGTGGAAACCTTCACCTCCGGCCATTGCTGCGTCTAAAGCCATGTTTGCGCCTTTAAAAGCTAAGTCCTGTACGTGCTTGTTCGATGCGATGCTCTTGATGTGTTTGCCGAGTTTCTTCATCTTGAATTTACCACCTACGTGTTCAGGGTGGCCAAGAGCCCCGCCAACGCCACTTCCTGCGTAAGCCTGCATACCTTTCTTTGCTCCGTACGCTGCTCCAGCATATCCTAAAGGACCAAGTTCTGGTGCTGCTGCGGCAGCGAGGTCACCAGCTGTTTGAGAAACAACGTCTTG